GATTTTGAGTAACTGGTGCTATTGGTGTTACTATTTGAAGTCGAATCAGTTACAATGGTCTGTGCCATCGATGATGTAGCCATGACAAAAAGCACCAAAGTGGTGAACTTCTTGAACATTTTTTTCCCTTTTAGGTATTGACAAATAAATTCATTTACTGTATAATGTGATATAAGTATTTATATCTCAACAAAAAGGAATAATCATGGATATTCGTATTTTAAAATTGGTTACAGGTGAAGAAATCATTGGTGAATTGATTGGTGATGGTGGTAAAATTACCATTAAAAATCCTGTGCTTGTTGCAGTTATGCGTGGAAAAGATGGACAACCAAATGTTGGATTCGCACCCTTTCCTACATACGTTGAAGAAGTCAAAGATGCAACTATTGACTTTAGGCTTGAACACGTTGTATACTGTTATGTTCCTGCCGCAGACTTTTGTAAAAATTACGAACAAATTTTTGGTCTCGGTCTAATTCTTCCCGGCGACAAAAAAATTATTACAGGATGATGACAAAAAATTTCTATACAAACGTTCAATCTATTGGCGGCAAAATTCTTTATCGTGGTGTTCGTGGCGGTAAAAAAGTAAAGGTCAAGATTGATTACGAGCCTAAGTTATATTTGCCTGCCACAAAAGTAACCACACATAGATCACTTGAAGGTCTACCTCTGGTAGAGAAGAAGTTTGATTCTATCTATGATGCAAGAGACTACATCAAAAAATTTGATGGTGTTTCTGGTGGACCAAAAATTTATGGTCAAACCAGATATGAATATGCTTTCATTGCTGAACAGCACACCGATATGGTCGAGTGGGACCAAGACAAAATTGATGTGGCCATCATCGATATTGAGGTTGGTTCAGAAAATGGTTTCCCTGATCCGTATCTAGCTAACGAACCAATTACTGCGATTGCTTGGAAAACCCTTGGTGGCCATATGCATGTTTGGGGTTGTGGTGAATTTAATAATGAAACTCCTGATGCAATTACATATCACAAATGCAAAGATGAGTGGTCTTTGTGTAAATCTTTCATCACAGCTTGGATTGCCAGAACACCAGATGTATTGACTGGTTGGAACACCAAGTTCTTTGATGTACCTTATCTTGTGAATCGTTTTCGTAAAATTCTTGGTGAAGATGAAGCCAAGAAAATGTCACCTTGGAACTTTATTTCGGAACGCAAGACCGTTATCAATGGTCGTGCAATGACGGCATATGGTTTCCTTGGTGTTGAACAACTAGATTATATTGAACTATACAAATGGTATGCGCCGGGTGGTAAATCACAAGAATCATATCGTTTGGATAATATCGCCAACGTGGAAATTGGCGAAAGTAAAATATCATATGATGAGTATGATAACCTTCATCAACTTTATAGGTTGAACTTCCAGAAATTCATTGAGTATAACATCAAAGACGTTTTGCTGATTGAAAAGATGGAAGATAAACTGAAGTTGATTGAACTTGGTTTAACTTTGGCCTATGATACGAAATGCAACTATGAAGATATCTTTGCACAGACTCGTATGTGGGATTCAATGACCTATTCATATCTCTACAACCAAGGCATTATTGTGCCACCAAGAGAAGTGCAGGATAAAGATTCGGCATTTGAAGGTGCATATGTAAAAGATCCTCAGGTTGGAAAACACGATTGGGTGGCTTCGTTTGACTTGAACAGTCTGTATCCACACTTAATGATGCAGTATAATATTTCACCCGAAACATTAATTGATCCTTCCAATTATACACAAGAAATGCGAAACATTCTTTCACAAGGTGTTTCTGTTGAAAAGATGTTGAAGAAAGGTGTTGATACATCGAATCTTACTGATGCAACTATCACACCTAACGGACAATTTTTCCGTACCGATATTCAAGGTTTCTTACCAAAGATGTTGGAAGAAATGTATGAAGATCGCAAGAAATTTAAAAAGATGATGTTGAAAGCACAACAGGAGAAAGAGAATGAAAAAGATAAATCGAATTACTACGAACACGAAAAACGAATCGCCAGATACAACAACCTACAACTTGCAAAGAAAGTATCCCTCAACTCTGCCTACGGTGCTTTGGGAAGCCAGTATTTTAGGTTTTATGACCTACGCATGGCTCTGGGAGTCACTACTGCGGGTCAACTCTCAATTCGTTGGATCGAAGGCAAAATCAACGAATGGATGAACAAGGTTCTACAAACAGAAAACCGTGATTATGTTATTGCATCTGATACCGATTCGATCTATCTACGTATGGGTGATTTGGTTGATAAAGTCTATGGCACCGGCGAAAAGAATTCTGTTTCTCCTAATATTGACAGACAAAAAATTATCAACTTCATGGACAAAGTTTGTGAAGAAAAGATTCAACCATATATTGATAAATCATATAAAGAATTGGCAGATTATGTCAAGGCTTACGATCAGAAGATGCAAATGAAACGTGAAGGTTTGTCCGACAAAGGCGTATGGACGGCCAAGAAACGATATATTCTAAATGTGTATAACAATGAAGGTGTTCATTATTCTGAACCTAAGATGAAAGTCATGGGATTGGAAATGATTAAATCTTCCACACCATCTGCTATCCGTGAAAAGATGAAGTCTACCATCCAACTGATGATGACTGGTACTGAAACGGAAGTGCAGGAGTATATTGCCAAATTCAGAGAGGAATTTAAAAAGTTACCACCAGAAGAAATATCTTTTCCACGTGGTCTGAATGGGCTAAATACTTATTCCGATTCGGTAACTCTTTACAAAAAAGGTACACCAATTCATGTTCGTGGTGCTCTTGTATACAATCAACACCTGAAACAATTTGGTCTAGAAAAGAAATACCAAAAAATTCAAGAAGGTGAAAAGATCAAATTTACCTATCTCAAAATGCCGAATCCTATGAAAGAAGATGTGATTTCATTCCCTACCAGAATTCCAAAAGAATTTCAGCTTGACGAATATATTGATTATGATGTACAATTCGAAAAGGCGTTTCTTGAACCAATCCGCATTATTCTAGATTGCATGGGTTGGAAAACAGAAAAGAGTTCTTCATTGGAAGATTTTTTTGCTTAAAGGATTAATATGAGTATACTTGACAAAATTAAAAAGAATAGTTCTATCAAAGATTCTGCTATTCTATCCAAATCAAAATTTTTCACACAAAAGGATATGATTCCTACATCCGTACCAGCAGTCAACATTGCGTTGTCTGGTAAGTTGGATGGGGGCCTAACTCCTGGTCTTACAATGTGGGCAGGTCCATCCAAACATTTTAAGACTGCATTTTCCTTATTGATGGCCAAATCTTATATGGACAAATATGAAGATGCTGCATTGCTTTTTTACGATTCTGAATTCGGTACTCCGCAGTCTTATTTTGATAGCTTCGGCATCGATACTGACAGGGTGCTCCATACTCCTATTACAGACATTGAACAGTTGAAATTTGATATTATGAATCAACTCACAAATATTGAACGTGGTGAACATGTCATTATTGTTGTTGATTCGATTGGTAATCTTGCTTCTAAGAAAGAAGTTGAAGATGCTTTGGATCAAAAGTCTGTTGCTGATATGAGCCGTGCTAAACAAGTTAAAAGTTTGTTTCGTATGGTGACGCCGCACCTAACCATGAAAGATGTTCCAATGGTTGTTGTCAACCACACATACAAAGAAATTGGCATGTTTCCTAAAGATATTGTTGGTGGTGGTACAGGTTCTTATTATTCTGCTGATAACATCTTTATTCTTGGCCGTCAACAAGAAAAAGACGGAACCGAAATCACAGGTTACAATTTCATCATCAACGTAGAAAAATCCCGTTATGTTAAAGAAAAATCTAAAATACCTGTCAATGTATCTTTTGATGGTGGTATTAATAGGTGGTCTGGTTTACTTGACCTTGCTCTTGAATCTGGACATGTTATTAAGCCAAGTAATGGGTGGTATTCAAAAGTAAATATTGAAACTGGTGAAGTTGAAGAAAAGAAATATCGTGAGAAAGACACCAACACATCTGAGTTTTGGATTCCTGTTTTAAAACAACAATCGTTCCGTGATTTTGTTGAAAGCAAATATCGTGTTGCTGCATCGGAAATTTTACAAGATTCCGATATTGAACAAACATTTGCAGAGAGTGAATGATGATTGAAGGTTTAGATTACTGCTTCATTTATCCAAAAGAAGATGGTGCGGCAGTTCACATTAGGTTTTTAGATGGACCATATAAAGATACCGTATTCAAATATGGTAAAGTTAAATTCAAAGAAGAAAATGAACAGGTCTATTTACTTTTTGCTTATGATGTGATAGAATCACCAGTTAAGAAACCAGGTAAGTTAGAAAAAGACGGTGATTTTAAAAACTACATTGGTGACCTATTGGTCGAACTAATGTCACAAAATATGGAACAGGACATAATTGATGAAACTGGAACAAATGATTCTGAAGAATCTAATTTACAATGATGAATACTTACGCAAAGTACTCCCTTTTATTAAAGCCGACTACTTCACGGATAGGACCGATAGAACAATCTTCAATGAAATTTCCAAATTCGTTGAGGACTATAATTCTACACCAACGATTGAAGCACTTGAATTGGCCGTCAAAGAAAGGCGAAATCTCTCAGATGATGAAGTGGAGAAGTGCGAAACTTGTTTACAGGAGATTGTCAAATTTAAGGATGAACAATCCAAGATTGACTGGTTGGTTGATAAAACCGAAAAATTCTGTCAAGAGAAGGCCATATACAATGCAGTATTGGGGTCTATTTCAATCCTCGATGGGAAGGACAAAACCCAAGATAAGGGGTCCATACCTAAGTTACTTTCCGATGCCCTCGCAGTAAGTTTTGATAGTTCTGTAGGCCACGATTATTTGGAGAATAGTGATGAACGTTTTGAATTTTATCATAGAAAAGAAGAACGAATTCCTTTTGATTTGGAATACTTCAATAAAATTACAAAAGGCGGTCTTCCTATTAAAACTCTTAATATCGCTCTTGCTGGTACCGGTGTTGGTAAGTCTCTCTTTATGTGTCACGTTGCCGCTGGTTGTATGGTGCAAGGCAAAAATGTACTGTATATCACTATGGAAATGGCTGAAGAAAAAATTGCTGAACGCATAGATGCAAACTTGCTGAACGTAACAGTAGATGATTTGGTTAGTCTACCAAAAGAAATGTATGATAGAAAGATAGAAAAGGTTCGTTCAAAGACTGTGGGTAAACTTATTATCAAAGAATATCCAACTGCGGCCGCATCTGTTACACACTTTAGGACTTTGTTAAATGAACTCAATCTCAAGAAAAGCTTTGTTCCTGATATTATCTTTGTGGATTACCTCAATATTTGTTGTAGTTCTCGTATTAAAGCCGGAGCTAATGTCAACTCTTATACCTATGTCAAGGCAATTGCCGAAGAATTGCGAGGTCTTGCCGTTGAATTCGGAGTTCCAATTGTTTCTGCTACACAGACAACTCGGTCAGGTTATACAAGTTCCGATCCCGGACTTGAGGACACAAGTGAGTCTTTTGGTTTGCCAGCTACCGCCGACTTGATGTTTGCGTTGATTACATCCGAAGAACTAGAAGAACTTGGCCAAATTATGGTCAAACAGTTGAAGAATCGTTACTCCGATCCAACAATGTATAAGAGATTTACCATAGGTGTTGACAGATCAAAAATGAAACTATATGATGTTGAACAATCAGCACAAGATGGTCTGGCTGATGCTGGCATTACAGATAAACCCCTGAATACTTTTGGCAATCGTGAAAAACCAATGAAGAAGAGCTTTGATGGATTTAAAGTTTGATGATGCACTATATTGTGCAAAGGTGTTTGAAGATTACTTTGGTAATTTTAATCGCATCGATGAATACATGAGAGACCAAAAGTTGGCTTCTCTTTCTGAGTTGCCAACTAATCCTTTATTTCCATTGGAAGATGAATTGTTTTCTGATTTCAAAATGCATCCAAAAGATATGAATTTTGAAGTTGTTGGTATGGCACAATCAGAATGGGAAACACTACTGAATATTACCTCTTCACACATCAACATTTCACCTGTTGGCCGGCAAATAAGATTGGGTGTAAAAGAAACCAATACAGATAAATGGGTTGGATTTATCCGCCTTGGTTCTCCTGTTATCAATATGAAACCTCGTAATGAATTACTTGGTCAGGTTTTTACACAACAACCTGAATGGTCCAAACGATTCAACGATTCTGCTTTGATGGGTTTTGTGATTGTTCCATCACAACCTTTCGGTTTCAATTATCTTGGCGGAAAGTTACTTGCAGGTATCTGTACCTCACATGAAGTCAGAGAGATTGTGAATAAGAAATATGGAATGAATCTGTGTCTGTTTGAAACAACAAGTCTATATGGATCATCAAAAACTGTATCACAATATGATGGTATGAAACCATATATACGTTATAATGGATTAACCGATAGTGACTTTGTTCCCATGATGCATGGTAAACCCTATGAGAATCTAAAAAACTTTGTGGAAAGTAAAGTTGGTGAGATTATCGATCCGGAAGCCTCAAGTAAAAAGCTTAAGATTACAATGAGAATTATAGCTCTAACTAAATCAGCCCTAAAGGATACTGATGAAGGACGGACATTCATATCAACGATTGAGAAGGCTAAAGGGTTGACAGAACAGAAGCGATATTACCATTCTGACTATGGTTTTAAAAATATGAAAGATTATATTAATTGTAAAACTGATAAATTATCACCTGGTGAAAATTATGAAAAACATCATTTGAAGAATTTGATTGAGTGGTGGCGAAACAAAGCTTGCAATCGGTATGAAACTTTATATAATGAAGGTCGATTGAGAACTGAATTAGAAGTATGGACTTCAGGAAAAGATATTCAAATCATCAGATAAATATTTCTATTTAAGGTCAATAATGGCACAACAAGGTTTCGAATACGAAAAGAACGCAGCAAAAGTTTTAAAACCATTAGGTTTGGTTCCAAAATCTTTTGTTCCTGCTGGCGCAGGCCATGACCAGCCTGATTTGATGTTGGAACATAACAATAAGAAATCAGGTTGCGAATTGAAAATTTCAGCTGCATCAGCAGGTTCTCTTGTGTTAAAGTATGACGGGAAAAATAAAAGAAACCCATGGTCTTTCAATAAAATTCAAGAAGATGATGCAGAAAAAATGTTCATCAAAAATCTTGCGGAAGAAATTGGTGTGTATGATTTGCTTAAGAAAAACTGGAAAAGTATTCCTCTGAAAAGAGAGAAGGACGATTTATTACCTTTACAAACAAAAGGTATGTCTAAAAAACAAATATACGAAAGAGACAGAGATACTTTTCCTGATATTAAAGGTGAAATTTCTGCTTCTAAAATTGAAGAATACTATAACAAGAAAGATACATACTATGTAAACGTTGGAACACATGGATTTTATTTGATGGGAAGTTCAAACCCTTTGAAACTTAAAGATGTTCCTCGTTTTGGACAATCAGCAAAAGCAATATATCGTATTCGTGTACAATATAAGGGCAGCGACAACTATCAATTTACCTTTGAAATGCAGTTTTCTATTCCTTCTTCTAAAAAATCTCCGTTTAATATTGCACCGGTGGATGGAAAATCGGTTAATATAATTAAGAATCAAATGAATTTGGGTTGTTTCGTATAAAATAATTGAATAAAGGATATTATGAGTGCAACTGTGATTATACCAACCACGGGTTCTCCAGAGTTGGAAGATGCTGTAAAAGGTGTGATGAATCAAACATATGATACCATGTGCTATGTTGTAGCTGATGGTATTCAAACACATTCAAAAACGAGAATTATTACCGATAATTTTCTATCAAGAAAAAAATTAGAAAAGTGTTTTCTACCAATTAATGTCGGTGCCAACGGATTCTATGGCCATCGTGTTTATGCAGCATTTACACACCTAATCAATACCGACTATGTTCTTTACCTGGATCAAGACTGTTGGTTCGAACCAGATCACGTAGAACAATGTATCGAAATCATGAAAGAGAAAGACCTGGATTGGTCCTATTCACTCCGTAAGATATGTGACAAAGAAGGCAATTATATTTGTAACGATGATTGCGAATCTCTTGGTAAATGGCAAACGTATCATGGAGTAAATCACATAGATACTAATTGCTATTGCATAAAAACATCGGTTGCGATAAAATTAGCAAGTGTATGGCATGGCGGTTGGGGCCAAGACAGAGTTTTTCTTTCTGTGTTATCTCAACATTTTCCTAAATTTGATTGTACTGGTAAATACACAGTTAACTATCGTGTTGATGGAAATCCGGGTTCTGTTAATGCAGAATTCTTTTTAAAAGGCAATGAAATTATGAAACAAAAATATAATGGAGAGTTCCCATGGATAAAAATTTAATTATTGGTGGTTTTACAAGATATGGTATTAACGAGTTAAAACCTTGGGTTTTATCTGCGAAAGAACATGGCGGTGAAAATTGCGATGTTGTATTGTGTGCGGGTGAAACTACCGAAGAAACTACTAAGTGGTTGGAAGAACAAGGAGTAATTGTTTTTCCTATGGCCAAAAACGATAATATTCCTATTCACGTATATCGTTTTCTTTATATCTATGAATATCTAAGAAACTTTTGGGCAAACTATCATTATGTTGTAGTGACAGATGTTAAAGATGTTTATTTCCAAAAGAGTCCTTTCGATTTCTTTGAAACAGCTTTTGATTCACCAGGAAATTTAAGACTAGTGATTGCAGGTGAAGCTCTAAGATATTGTGATGAACCTTGGGGTAACGAAAATCTTTTCAAATCATATGGACCATACGTTCATGGTTTATTTAAAAATATGCCAATCTATAATGTTGGAACTTTTGGTGGTCATGCAGATTATGTTATGGATATGGTTTTTCACATTTTCACAAACGCCATCAACAGACCGATTCCAATTTGTGATCAGGCAGTATTCAATGTTTTAATCAACACACAACCATTTAAAGATAGTATTGTAGCTTCATATCATTGGGCTTGCGAAGCTGGAACTGTTGCTGATCCTACAAAGATCAACGATTTTAGACCAAAATTGCTTTCGGCTGAACCTGTATTCCAGGATGGACTGGTAAAAACACACGATCAATATGTATATCCAATCGTTCACCAATATGATCGTGTTCCCGAATGGAAAAAGTTCGTCCAAGAAAAGTTTGGTCAACAAGACGATAGTGGTTCGTTCGTCTACAAGGTTTAATCATGAATGATGTGATTGTTTTTAATACAGAAAACCAAGCATTTGGTATTCAACAACAATCTTTTAAATGTTCTGGTTACGGTCTAGGTGCATTGATTAAAGATTTGAAAAATCCAAGAGCAATTGAAATTGGTTGTGATATTGGAGACACAGCCAATTTTCTATTAGATTCAAATCCCACTTTGAATTTAACTTCTGTTGATCCTTATATGGAATACCAAGACTGGAACGGCAGAATGATGAACGAACGTGAAGAAATGTGTAAAAGAATGAATGACAGATTAAAAGGTTATTCAAACAGATTTACACACATTCGTAAAACATCTGATGATGCATCCGGATTATTTGGTGATGGTGAATATGATTTGGTCTTTATTGATGGTTTACACACCTATGAACAATTAACGATTGACTGTGCAAACTATTATTCCAAGGTTAAACCTGGAGGCATTTTTGCTGGCCACGATTTTACCGCCATCGAAGGTGTCAATCGTGCAGCCAAAGAGTTTGCTGTTAAAGTAGGCAAAGAAATTCTAACAACAGAATGTGATGTTTGGTATTGGATTAAATGAAAATTGCATTATGTTTTTCTGGTCAAACCAGATCGTTTGAAAAAGGTTACGAATATTTCAAGCGCAATCTTTTGGATCACTATGATGTTGATGTTTATATCCATAGTTGGAAAAGAACCGCAACTGAAGGTGTGTCTTGTGTAAATGGACTATACAAACCTAAAGATTATCTTTTTGAAGATAAGTTGATGTGTGATTACGATTCAATTTACACCAGAACACCGGATGCAGTTAAACACCCACCACGATTCACCTATTCAATGTTTTACTCAAAGAATGAGGTGTTGAAACTTATTGATGGGCAATATGATTGGGTCATTTCTACAAGGACCGACTATGCGTTAAATGTGGTAATACCTTTTTCAGAACTGAATAATTCAAAACTGTATATACCAAACTGTCGTATGGTACCAGAACGAGATTTTGGCAACGATCAATTTGCATTTAGTTCACAAAAAAACATGAAAAAGTATATGTCCACTTTTGAACGTATAGATGAATACTATGAAAATGGTGCAAACTTTATTGGTGAAAATCTGATGCAAGCCAATTTGAGATATCATGGTCTTTGTGGTGAGAATCTCGTCTATGTCAATATGAATAATCCATTTCCACCAGGACCATATAATGGAACATGGCACTCTTTGATTCGTGATGATATAGAACAATGGAAAAAATAATTAAAGAGTTACAAGGTCATTCTGGTTCAAAAGTTTATTTGAAAGAGATTGAAGGTGTTTATTGTGTCGAAAAGATCGGTAACACAAAACGCAATCTTGAAAGAATGTCCGAATTAACAAAACTGGGATATCATGTTCCAAAAGTATACCTATCAATCGATGATAGTCTACTGATGGAATATATCCATGGTTTGGACATGAAGAATTATTTGATTCATAATAATATCAATCAGTTGTTCAATTTCATCAACGAAACAATGGATAGTTTTTCTAATGAATCTGAAATGAAAGATTACACAGAAACATACTACAATAAATTGGCTTGGTTGGACAAATCAAAAGATATGCCATTCACAAAGTATGATTTAATTGCAAAATTACCAAAAGTTCTTCCTAAATCCACATATCACGGCGATTTTACACTAGAAAATATATTGCACACAAACACAGGTTTTGTTATGATTGATCCTGTCACGACAGAATATGATTCTTATGTGTTCGATCTTGCAAAACTAAGACAAGACATAGAATGTAAATGGTTTTTACGCAACTCGGAAGTTAAACTAGATACCAAGTTAGAGATATTAAATTCAAAAATCAAACATTCATTTTCACAAGATATTGACGATTCACTATTAATATTAATGTTATTGAGAGTAATTCAATATTGTGAACGTGGTGATAATAATTACAATTTTTTAATGAAAGAGATTCATAGATTATGGAAGTAATTGTACCAGCAGCTGGTCTTTCTACCAGATTTCCAAATATGAAGCCCAAATATCTATTATATGATTATAAGGGTGAAATGATGTTGATGAATGCCTTGAGAACCTTTAGACAGAAAGGATTTAGAATTCATATAGGCATATTAAAAGAACACGAAGAAAAGTATGGTGTTATTGAACAGATACAACATGAATGGGCTGACAATATCAATTATGTGATTATTGATAAACCAACCAGAGGTCCGGCCGACACAGTATATCAAATCATTAAATCCGCAGGATTACACACTTCCGAGATATTCATTAAAGATTGTGATAGTTTTTTTGAGCATGATATTACCGAAGGCGACAACTACGTTTGTGTTACAAAAATTTCACAACATGAAATCCTAAAGAAGTTGGCATCAAAAAGCTTTACAATTGCTAACAATAATGGTATAATAACGGATATCGTAGAGAAAGAAGTTGTGTCTGACACCTTTTGTGTCGGTGGTTATAAGTTTTCATCAGCAATGTTATATAAACAGGCTTTTGAAGAATTAAACACTAATAGGGAAGTGTTTGTTTCAGATGTAATTGGTCGTTGCATCAATAATCTACAAATCTTTACTAACAAGTATATTACAGATTATGTTGATGTTGGTACTGCAAATGATTGGTTTGAATATAATGATAAACCAGTCATTTTCTGTGATATTGATGGAACAATCATACAGAACCAGACACGTGTTGGTTCAAATAGTTATGAGAGCAAACCTATTCCTTTGCATAAGAATATCAAACGATTGTTAGAATTACAAGCCAAAGGTGCTCAATTTATCTTTACATCAGCAAGACCAAACGAATATACCAGTATCACCAGACAAATGTTGTATGACCTTGGGTTTATGAGTTTCAATCTCATTTGTGGTTTGCAGAATTCAAAACGCATACTGATTAATGATTATAATGAATCAAATCCATATCCAAGGGCAGTTGCAATCAATCTTTATAGAAATGATGATAAATTAAGTGATTTTTTATGATTATGCCTGACAAAAACCTATTCATCGTTACTTCAGCGTTAAAACCTTTGGTAAGTCCTTTTAGTGACGGTGAAAGATTTCAACAAACAGTAGATGGTCTAAGATCAATTCGCAAGATTGTTCCTGATGCAATTATCGTAACAACTGATGCTTCTATACGTGCATTGACAGATTTAGAAAGAACTTCAGTTGCAGAAAAGTCAAATTATTTTATTGATATGACGCAAGATGCTGATGTTTTAAAACTATCTCAAGTTGGTCAAAAAGGTCTTGCTGAAAATCTAATGTTATACAAAACATTACTTACACTTAAACAGAATCCAGACACATCAAAAATGATGAGTTCGGTTAAAAGAATCTTTAAGTTTTCTGGTAGAAGTGTTTTGTTGGAAGGTTTTAATGCAGAAGAACATGATATTTTTGGTAAATTCGTTTTTAAGAAAAGAATACCAACTTGGATGCACAATAAAGAAATATCGGATCTTCTAATCACCAGAATGTTTTCTATGTGTCCATCATTAATAGACACGTACCTTGAAGTCATTAGAAAAAACATACCAGTAATTCAACAAGGTTTTGATACTGAACATGCACATTTCCATAATATTCCAAAAGAATATCTGGTCGAATTGGACCAAATTCATTGTTTTGGATGGTTGTCTGGAAATGGCAATATTGAATATTATTGACGCTATATATCAGTTTCAATATTTGTTTAGTTTAGAACCGTATATTTAAATCTTATATAAATATACCGCAGGCAACCAAAGTGTGTTGCATTTCAAAAGGTATCAATGAGAGATTTCGTCACATATATCCGTGAACAGGCTGAAGAAGCCGAAGGCGGAAAATTAAAACACATTACTCATGCGGAAGATAGACCTTTGCAAAAAGGTGCAGAAGGTTTCGACCATGCCGTAGCCGCATTAAAACAAGCACACCAGCATATTAAGTCTGGTGGCAACAGTTCGCATTTGACTATGAAATATGATGGTTCACCATCTATCGTGTTTGGTCATCACCCAGAAACAGGTAAGTTTTTTGTTGCGTCAAAATCCGCTTTCAACAAAACACCAAAAGTTAACTATACACATGCCGATATATTAAAAAACCATGGTCACGCACCAGGTTTAATGGCCAAGTTACATGATGCTTTGAATCACCTAAAGAAAGTCGCACCAAAAACTGGTGTTTATCAAGGTGATTTGATGTTCTCTGGTGATGATAAGAAAGAAACAAAACAAGGAGTTTCTTTTACACCAAACACTATTCAGTATACGGCAAAGGGTGAAGAAGCTGATAAGGTTAGAAAAGCAAAGCTTGGAGTAGTGGTACACACGCAATATCATGGTGATTCTGCAAAAGCCATGAGTGCCGATCCGCATCCAGACCTACACAACTTCAAAAATCACCCAGACGTTTGGAGAATTTCACCAAACCATGATACCAAACAAGTACACTATTCTGTTGATGACCAAGGTGAATTCAATAAACATATTAAAGCCGCACAAGAAATTCACGATAAAAATGGTCAAAAGATGTATTCTGCTGTAAGTCCACATAGTGGTGAAGGCGGTCATCTAGAACAATATATTAACCATACAGTAAGAACAGACGAAAAACCAAACGCAGAAGGTCTATCAAAATTCATACAGGATAAGTATAAAAAGGCCGGTGAAAAATTAAAGACTCCTGCTGCTCAAGGTAGAAAACAAGCTGAAGCAAAATTACATGTCGATCATATTAAAAAGAATAAACAACAATATGATAATTTATTAAAGATGCATCACCATCTACAACAAGCAAAAGATGTGTTAGTTAGAACATTAAATCAACATGAAGGTGGATTAGAACATCACGTAGAAGTTGAAGGTGGTAAACTAAAAAGAACAGATCCAGAAGGATTTGTTGTTCATCATGCAGGTGAACCAACAAAGTTAGTAAATCGCAAAGAATTCAGTAAGATAAATCTGTTAAAAGTACGTAAATGAAATCATTTTCACAGTTATTAAGAGAAGAAGAAACTAAAGAAAACCATCATGTGATGGCCTTTGGCCGCATGAATCCTCCAACCACAGGACACTTGAAACTAATCGACAAAGTTAAAGGTGTTGCACAAAAGGTCGGCGGAAAGCATTCCGTTGTTGTTTCACATTCACAAGACACAAAAAAGAATCCTCTAAGTGGAGAACAAAAACTCAAACACTTAAAGCGTTATTCTCCTGGAACAAACTTTGCAACTTCATCAAAAGAGCATCCAACATTTTTGCACCATGCAGCTGAGTTACACAAAAAAGGTGTAACTCATTTACATATGGTTGCTGGTTCAGACCGTGTCAAAGAATACCATGATAAACTACACCAATATAATGGTACACACAAAGGTGCATTGTACCATTTCAAAAAGATAACCGTTCATTCTGCTGGCCATCGTGACCCAGATGCAGAAGGTACAGAGGGCATGTCTGGTTCTAAAATGCGTGAACATGCTAAAAACAAAGATTTTTCATCTTTCCGTCAAGGTGTCCCACATCATGTTTCCGATACACATGCAAAAGAATTGATGCATGATGTTCGTCGTGGTATGGGTCTACACGAAAATGTCAATCGTGGCATGTTCAAAGCCATTTTTGTTACTGGTGGACCTGGTTCTGGTAAAGATGTTATTTTGCGTGAAGCAATTGCCGAAAGCAGAGCTGTGGAAATCAATTCGGTTCAGGCCTTTGAATACTTAGCCGATAAGCAAAAATTAACAGAAAGAACGGCTGATTATCGTAGAGAAGCAATTAGAACTCGTAAACCATTGATTATTAATGGTCCTGCCGATAAACAAAATGAGATGTTCTGGATCAAGGAAGAACTGGAAGAATTAGGATACGATACATTAATGGTTTTCGTTGAAACTTCAAATGAAACAAGTAAAGAACGCAACGAAAAACTGACAAAAATGATTGCTGAATCCATAAGACAGAAGAAGTGGAAAGAAGCACAAACAAACAAAGAACTATACCAGAATAAATTTGAACACTTTATTGATTTGAATAATAGTGGTTCGTTAGAAGAAATAGAAGAAGATATTACAGATATATACCAAAGTATCAACGATTTTATTGATATCAAGATTCTAAATGAGGAAGCATACCTGTGGTTAGAGAATCACGGTAAGCTAAATAATAATATTCACCAGTCTTTTGTTGAGGAACAAAATTATGTTAAGAAAGATTCTAGATTTATTCAGAAGCTCAAAGAAAGTAGAAGAAAGCCATCCATTGGACTTTACGGAAAGGACAGCAGCGGTTCCGAACCAAAACTCCGTGCAGGAGCAGGCCCCACAGCAGACCGTCCAGGAGATATCCCAGCCGATAATCGAGCAGGAGATCCAAACGCAGACAACATCAAGTGGGACAGAAACGCCAAGCGTGGAAGTTACACCTTCAGAACCTACTCCGAGTCCAAAGAAGGGTCGATCAAAATCTTCCCAGAGCCAAAAGAAAGCAACTTCAAGCAAGACAAAGAAAAAGTAAAGAGTAAAAAAAACAGATTTGTTGACTCTCCTACAGTTAATCAAAGGTTGAGAAACCAATCTGGAATTGGTCCTGAATTTGACACTCGCCAACAGGGAACAGTATACCCTATGTCTGGATTGGGCGATGTTACTTACAGAGAAGATAAAAATTTTGGTAAGTTTAGAAAAACAATTAATGAGTATAATGGATTTCAAAACGATCAAGAATCTGGATTTGCTGGAACACTAAGCGGTGCAGATAATAAAGAACCGATTGAAAATCCTAAAGATAAAGTTGGTTATACCTACGATACAATAAAACGAAAAAAGGCAGGCAAAAAATGATCAATCTTAACAAAAAAGATTCTGTTGCAGATTCAGTAAAATCCATTTTAGAGAAAAAAGAACTTTCTCCAAAACAAAAGCAAATTGCTAAAATGTCTCCTCCAGCAGATAAGATTGATGCTGGTGATTTAGCTAAGCTTCGTGCTGGTCAGAAACCAGTTAAAGAAGCAGCTAAGCCAGATTTCTTGGATCTAGATAAAGACGGCAATAAAAAAGAACCAATGAAACAAGCTGCCAAACAAGCCAAAATGAAAGAAGAAGTAACAGACACATTAAAAGGTCGTGAAAAGAAATCTGCTGATCCTTATTTGTCTAAGAAAGTTAAGATTGCTGGTGATGTAAAAGAAGAAATTGAACAGATTGAAGAAAAAGAAAAATGGATCCAAAAGGCTATCAAAAAGCCAGGCGCCCTACACAAACAACTACATGTTCCTGCTGACAAAAAGATTCCTGCCGAAAAACTAAAAGCCGCAGCAGAAAAAGGTGGTAAATTAGGTAAGCGTGCCAATTTGGCCATGACATTGAAGAAGTTCAAAGAAGAATACGAAGAACATTCAATTTTCGATCAAATGATCCAAGAAGTATTATCTAAAGATGCAAAAGCTGGTGATTGGATTCACGATTTTGTTCATTCTGATAATCCTAAGTTTAAAGGCAAATCAACAGAAATGCGTAAAAAGATGGCTTTAGCCGCTTATTATGCAAAACAACGCAACGAAGAAGTTGAAACCGATATTTGTCCAGACTGTATGCAAGATCCATGCGTATGTGGTGGAAATCATATTGAAGAAGAAGTTGAACAGATTGATGAATTGTCAAAATCAACTTTAGGTTCTTATGTGAAAAGTGCAGCAAGAGATGTTGGTGCTTCTCGTAAACTTTCCGCCGATTTCCAGAATCAGGCAGATAAAGCTAGAAAACCTAGCTCAAAAGCAGCATCATCCAGTCTTTCTAAAAAATTCATGGCTACGGCCCAAAAACGTCATGCAGGTATTGGTAAGGCAGTTGAGCGTTTGACCAAAGAAGATACCGAACAAGTAGAAGAAAATGCATTTGATTGGAAAAAACCAAAACCACCAGAATCAAAAGGTGGATCAGGCGTTAAAGCTGGTCGTGCATATGGTGGTGCTGCACAAAAAAGCAAACCAGAACATGATGAACCAGAAGATAAAAAAAAAGTAACTGAGTCTAAAAGACCAGAAACTGATAACGTTCCATTTGAAGGTCCATATAATCCAACATCCAAACCAGCAACTGTTACAGACAAATCTGGTGCAAAACACACACCAATGTCCAGAGTTAAACATTTGGCTAAACAAGCAATGAAAAGAATGAAAACTGAAATGCTTGGCAAAACAGGTACAACCGAAGATAAGGCATGGAAATGAGCAGAAAAGCAAGAATAGTTAAGGATACGGTAAAAGGATGTGGTTGTAGTAAGCCAACATTCGGTACCGATCCTAATGATCCTTGGTCAGCCAAAGCAAACATAACAGAAACTGCTTTGTTAGACAAATACCTGAAATCAAGGGGTATTAATCCAGAATTTGCAACAAAAGATATTAAAGTTGCACATTCTAAGACAAATGCATATAAAATGTGGGCGACACAGCATTTAAATGATCCTGTGAAAGAATCTATTTCTTCTCAACACACACCAACACAAAAAAGATTACACGCTTTGAAAAAGGCACAACACATGAATAAAGAAATTCGTGTTGCTGATGGCCATAAACAATTACACTCTGAGGCAACAGACAAAAAAGATACTGTTACATTTGATATTCCTTTATTGATTCGTGTTTTGGAACTTGCACGTGAAGATTTAAAATCTGATATGGATCTACACCGTGTTGTGGAAAAATTGATTGAAATTCGCAAAAAAGGTATGTTAACGATGGATGATTACGATACAGTAGCCAACATCAAAGAAGCCGTTGAGTATCTAAATGAATTGTCACCAGAACTATTGAATCGTTACAGAGATAAAGCAGGTCAATCAGCCAAGGATTTGGCATCAAAAGGTGAGTATAAAAAATCCAACAAACGTTGGATGGGGCATATGAAATCTACTGGAAAACAAATCGAAAAGATGTTTAAAAAAGAAGATGTTTTCCATGGATCCGACGCAGCCACACAAATGCCATTTGACGGTGCAAATAATCCTGATGATGTAATTCCTGCAAAACGCAAGAATATGAAAGAAATGTCAAAGTCAGCAAGAATCATTAAGTCCATCTATAAAAAGAAGGGCATTAAAGAAGATATGTTTGACCATGAAAAAGAAGATAAACCTGTTGCATCACCCGGTAAAAAGACCAAGTTGCAAAAACCTGGCGTTGACGCTATGACTAAAGAAGCACCACAAGCCGCAGCAGTTTTAAGTGGTGGTAAGACTATGACTGGTGCTCCAAGAGACACCATTGAGATTGATCCGATGATGAAAACCAAAAAACAAGCAACTTTCGGTTCAGAGAAACCAATTAAATAAATACAATATAACCCTCGGTTAAAAGGAGAATAAAATGTCATCTTGGGGAAATAACGACAACGCAGCTAACGCTCCATATTGGGCAGTTAGCTCAGCAATTGCAAAATCAGCAGCTGGAGCAGCAAATTCTGCACCAACAGCAGCCAATGTTGCGATTCTTTACAACAATACGACAGCTGACGCATATATTACAAATGAAACCATTGGTCTTTTCAATATTGACGGAAATGAAATTCAAGCACAAGGCCATGGCATGGGTGCTCATAAAGGATGGAATTTGAGAACCGTTGGTACTGGTGGTCGTGCAGGTCGTATACAAACAGAAACTTTAGTTGCATTGGCTAGCGTTAATGGTGATGGTGAAGATACAATTTATCAAGACGCCATCATTACAATTAGCACACAACCAGATTCAGTTGCAGGTCCAGTAAGTGCTGCTAGTGCAAATACCGTTTCATATTCTGTTGTAGCTTCAATTACTGCTGGCAATACTGCGGCTCCATTGACATATCAATGGCAAGTTAACAACAACGCCGGTGGTGTTTGGGTTGATTTGACCAACGGTAACAAGAATGGTTCTGGTATTCCTGCTAACACAATTATTAGTGGCGCTACAACCGCAACATTGACTGTTGATCCAACAAATGTGGATGCAAACAACTATGTGTTCCGTGCAGTTGTATCTGCAACAGGTACAGGTGCTACAGCAACCTCTGCCAATGGCCGAATTCTAATTTCAGCCTAATCAATAGGGGCTTCGGCCCCTTTTAATCATGTTTGATGATTTGAATGAAGAAAATTTCGTGATGTATGCGGTGAAACACTATAATTCACCACAATGCATTATGTCAGAATTTGAGGGAGATATCAAGCGTACCAAGTATCTGAAAAGATTGTTTAGAAGATACAAAGTGACGAAATCACTTAAAGAACGCTTGATATTGAACCACCTTATTTTATTGAACAATGTTTTTGGACCAGAGGTCACAGCAAGAATATTGTTCTATAAGATAGATGAACGTGACTATGATATTCTTAAAACATTTTTAGAATATCTCAATATTATGCCAGAAGCAGTTTACGGAATTCGAGGAAAGAACATATATTCTTCCGAGATACCATTAAATACAAATATCGCAGAGGTATTATTAAAGATATGAAAAAATTTAAAGAATATATTAACGAAGTCAAAAAACCAACAGGTCAATTAAAAGACGCTTGCTGGTCTGGTTATACTGCTGTCGGAATGAAAATGAAAGGCGGCCGCAAGGTTCCCAATTGCGTACCAGAAGAAGTTGAATTAGAAGAAAATCATATTGCTATTGCTATGGGTAAAATGTTGGATGACGAAGGCAGTATGATATTAAATCAACTGGATGATATTGATCGTTGTTCAAAAATGATCCGTGAATATGTTGGTAAAGATTATGAAAAGCAAATGCCAGCATGGGTACAATCAAAAGTGACTTTGGCTGCTGATTACATCAATACTGTTGGAACATATTTGTCCAGCAAGAACGAAGATGTAAATGAAGAAGTTGAACAGATTGATGAAATCAGTAAAGAAACATTAACTTCATACAGAACAAAAGCTAAAGCACATGCCGACAAACTATCTGCGGATTTTCAAGCAGGTGATCGTTCAGTTAAAAGAGCAGTTACTATTGCTAAACGTGATAAAGGTTATCTGAAGGCTGGTAATAAATTAAATCAAAAACAAAATGCTGAAATTGCAAAAGCAACTCAAGGTCCAAAAAAGCCACCAGAATCAGCCGAAGCAAAATGGAAGCGTGAAAATCCAAATCGTCCATACTGGGGTGAAGATGTTGAACAAGTTGATGAATCAACTCCAGCATGGCAACGCAAAGAAGGCAAGAATCCTTCTGGTGGTTTAAATCAAAAAGGCGTAATGTCTTATCGTAGAGAACATCCTGGTTCCACACTAAAGACAGCTGTTACAACAAAACCTTCTAAACTAAAACCGGGATCAAAAGCTGCCAATCGCCGCAAATCATTCTGTGCGAGAATGAGTGGCATGAAAAAACGTTTAACATCAGCTAAGACCGCACACGATCCAAATTCACGCATCAATAAATCATTGAGAAAGTGGAACTGCTGATGAAATCGTTCAAACAGTTCTTTGTTGAAGATGGTGGTGCAGTTGGTGGTGGAATGACTGTTGCTGCCGTTGCAGGTTCTGGTGATTCTAGATTGCCAGCATCACAAAGAGAACCAGGCGTAAGTAAAAAAAGAAATCCTATAATGACGAGGTTGGCTAGAAGAAAACCGCCAAAAATGTAAATGTGGATATTAAAATGGTTACCTGATTGGATTTTTTATGGCATCCTATTCATAGGTGTAATAGGTTACGCAGCCACATATTTACTCAAATACATTCCAATTCCCGCAGTCTATATGTACAAGACACCAATTCAATTGGTGTCTATTGCTTTTATTGTATTTGGTGTTTTCATGTCAGGTGCAATATACAATGAAGAATCTTGGATTGCAAGAGTGAAAGAAATGGAAGCCAAAGTTGCTGAAGCACAAGCAAAATCTGCGGAAGAGAATGTAAAGATAGTTGAAAAAGTTGTAACAAAGATTCAAGTTATACGAGATAGAACTGATGTTGGAATCAAATACATCGACAGAGAAGTTGTTAAATATGATAATACATGTGTGATACCAAAAGAGTTTGTAAAAGCACATAATGATGCGGCGGAGCCACCAAAATGAATAAAACTAGATCATATATGGTATTAACATTAATATTGTTAGTTATGTTTTTCATTTCTGGTTGTTCAACTACAGTACCAGTTACCGCTAAATTTCCTGATGTGCCAAACAAACTTTTGGAACAATGCCCAAATCTACAAAAACTAAATGATGATTCTAAATTAAGTGAAGTTGCAAAAACTGTAACTGTGAATTATTCCACTTACTATGATTGTGCTGTGAAACATGATGCAATGATTGAATGGTATCAAATTCAAAAGAAAATCTTTGAAAGTGTGAAATAATGGAACTGACAAAAGAACAACTAAAACAATTACTACCAAAAAATCCATATATCGATTATTGGTACAATGCTCTATCACAGTTATTGCCTGATTATGAAATCAATACACCAAAACGTATTGCGGCTTTTATTGCACAATGCTCACATGAATCTGGTGGATTTACCGCATTGGAAGAAAACTTAAATTATAAAGCTGCAACACTACGCAAGATATTTCCAAAGTATTTTCCTACAGATGAGATTGCAAATCAATTTGCTAGTTTGCCCAATAAACAACAAGCGATTGCAAATAAAGTTTATGCAAACCGCATGGGTAACGGTGATGAAGCATCTGGTGATGGTTTCAAATACAAAGGTCGTGGCTTAATCCAGTTGACCGGCAAAGACAACTATACATTCTTTGCAGGTTCACTTGGTATTTCCGTAGAAGAAGCCGCAGAATATATGCACACATTTGAAGGTGCCGCACAATCTGCTTGTTGGTTTTGGGAAAATAATAATTTAAACCAATGGGCCGATAAGGGAGATATTCTTACACTAACAAAACGAATCAACGGTGGCACAATTGGTCTGGAAGATCGTATTAAACACTATGAACATGCATTACATGTTTTAGGAGCATAAAATGGCACAACAAGAACAAGACGCTAAAGGTGCATTTGTAGAAAAATTACTGTTTGCTCTATTACCATTAATTATAGCAGGCGTAGGGTATTTGCTTAGTTCTGTGGCACAATTAAATCATCAAGTAACTATACTAGAAAGCAAAGTGAGTTTAGTAGTTACACAAGATAATAAACAAGCATCTAATACTGGTAGTGAACTGGCTCGAGAAAAGTTGCGTCAAGATTTAACTGAAGCTATTCAAAAGAATAGAGACAGTATTCAAACAAACCAACAAGAGATTGCCGTTCTTAAAGAACGAATAAAAGTTTTAGAAGGCAGAAAATAATGCATGATTTAAAAATGATGAAATGGTTGGTAATATTGATTATGTTACCTGTTGGCCTTGCTTTTTTTGGTGGTGATAAATTTCGTTATCCTTGCCAAGATCCAGCAAATTGGGACAAAGATATTTGTAAAGCGCCAATATGTGATGTGACAAGGACTTGTCCAGAACATGTATTTAAAGGACAACGTGATCCTAGATTAGGTCCACCAAAAGATGGCGTAAATGGACCATTACCATCAGCATCACCTGCACCAGCACAAGGAGTTAATTGTGGAAAATAATATACCATTTTTATATACAGAAGAACAGTTGATGGCTCGACTGAAGTTCTTCATTGGTGTTTGCCTTGCATTGACACTAACAGGAATCGTATTTGTTGTATTATATTCTATCATCTTTGTTACGCAACCACTTAATGCAATTTCTCCAATTGACCAGAAATTCTTTGAGTTGATTATTCCTATCGCCACATTCTTGACTGGTACATTGTCGGGTATCATGTTGGCTGGTAATAAGAAAGAAGATCAAGAAGCAATGTTGGCAGCACAAAAAATGGCACAAGACAACTTTGCTGAGACAAAGAAAGCCATGACTGCACCTCCGCCACCACAAAAGGTTGAACCTGTGTTTGCGCCAGCAACAAGTACACAACCTCAAGTTCAACAACCACCATTAGTTACTACACAAGTAGTTACTGGATTTGGTGGCAAACCTGCACCAGCACCAGCACCACAACCGGAGATTTAAATGTTACAAGGTCTATTCAGCGATAGTCATAATGGCACATTAAGCAGTAAAAGAGTTATTACATTTTTAACTTTTTTATTGTGTGCATGGGGTTTTGTTGCGGACACTATGGGTCATAAAGTAAATGCTGAACTATTCAATTCATTAATGTATATTGTTGTTGCCGGTTTAGGATTTACTGCTTCCGAAAAATTTACAACAATAAATAAAGAAACAAAGTCTAAGGGGTTACTATGAAAATGTATGCAATATTTTTAGCCATTGCGATGGCATTTGGTTCAGTTTCTGTTTACGCTGAAGCAGAAAAAACAAAAGTTTGTGTTGATGTTAAAGACAAAGATGGTAAACCAGTCAAAGACGCCAAAGGTAATGTCAAACAAAACTGTAAGGAAATGAAAGTGCATAAGAAATTAGAAGGCACAGAAATTCCTCCAAAGAAATAATAATAAAAAATGGCAACTACAACCGAAAGACTAGGCATCGTTGAAACTAAGGTAGAAAATCTTAGTGAAAAATTGGATGACATAAAAGTTGATGTTAAAGATATGCACGATTGTTTGGATAGAACACGTGATGAATTGAAAGAACAACTAGCAAAGATGTATGACACATCATGTTCCCAACATGCCGAAATGGCCAAAAAAATTGGTGAGTTGGAAAAAATCCGAGAAAAAACCATGTGGATGGTTGCCGGTGCCGTTGCCATGGCTGGTATATTTTCGGGTCACCTGGACAAGTTGCTTGCATTTTTACATTAATTAGTATATAATTGAGTTTCTTGTAAACATTTTGTCTTTGTTATGTCCGTTTTTATTGATAGAACCTTTCTGCTAAGGGTATCCCCTAAGCTTCAAAAATTCACACAGAAAAAATCTGATCTTTACAATTTCAGATGCCCTATCTGTGGCGATTCTTCCAAAAATAAAACCAAAGCTCGTGGTTATATCTACGAGAAAAAGAATAATTATTTCTTCATGTGCCACAACTGTGGTGCATCCATGTCGTTTTATAATTTCTTGGACAAAGTTGATCCCAATCTACTCAAAGAATATGCACTTGAAAGATACAAAAATGGCGAAGATAACAAGGCAAACTATACGAAACCTACATTTGAGTTGGTTAAAGGCACTCCCACATTTAAATCCAAAATATCTTTACCGTCCATACAATCGTTACCAACTGGCCATTTTGCAAAAGAATACGTGGAAAACCGGAAAATTCCCGAAACTCATTTTTCATCGTTATATTTTGCCGAAGATTTTAAAAACTTTGTCGAAAGCCTCGGGATTGAAAAAGATGGATTGAAAGAAGAAGATCCTCGTTTGGTTATTCCTTTTTATGATGAAGAAAAGAATCTTGTGGCATTTCAAGGCCGAGCGCTTGGTGAATCCAAACTGAGATACATTACCGTAAAAATTGATAAAGACAATCACAAAGTTTTTGGTATGGATCGTGTGAGTGTTGACATGGATGATGAAGATAAAATGGTCTATGTCACAGAAGGACCTATTGACTCACTTTTCTTAGATAATGCTGTAGCAACAGCAGATGCAAACCTCAGAACAGCAGCCAAACATATCGATAAATCGAAGTTAGTATTAGTTTATGATAATGAACCAAGAAACAAAGATATTTGTCGGCAAATGGAACAAGCAATTGAAGAACATTATAATATCGTTATCTGGCCAGAAATGATTGGAGAAAAAGATATTAATGAAATGATTCTGTCAGGATTTTCACCGGATGAAATTCAAGATATCATAAGTAAAAATACCTTTCAGAATTTGAGAGCAAAAATGGAATTTGTTAAATGGAAAAAAGTATGAAAGTAACATTAATTAATTATTCACAAGGTCCCTCTGAAAACATTTTAGGAGTAGATGTACCGTCAAAAAGAACTCTTTTAGATCAGATTGCATACTGCGCCAGAGTGTCAAACCCCTCTAACCAAAACAACACGGAAACATCAGAAAAACTGGTTCGTTATTTGATTAAGAATCAACACTGGTCTCCGTTGGAGATGGTTTCCGTTTGTCTAGAAATTGAAACTACACGTGATATTGCTAGACAAATTTTAAGACACCGTTCTTTTAGTTTCCAAGAGTTCAGCCAACGTTATGCCGATCCAACCAAAGACTTGGATTTCGTAACACGTGAAGCTAGATTACAAGATACAAAGAATCGTCAGAACAGTATTGAGGTTGATGATAATCTATTACAGAATGAATGGTTTCGTGCTCAACAAAGAGTGATATATGCTGCACAAAGAGAGTATGCATGGGCTATTCAAAATGGAATCGCAAAAGAACAAGCACGTGCAGTTTTACCTGAAGGTATTATGGGTTCTAGATTGTATATGAACGGAACGATGAGATCGTGGGTCCACTATATACAACTCCGCTCCGCTAACGGAACGCAAAAGGAACATCGTGAAGTGGCTTTGGCTTGTGTTGATGCAATTGAACCTATTTTTCCAATGATTAAGGAATTTGTAAATGAATAACGATGTAATAAAATTTATTGAAGCCTGCGAACAAGAGAAAAACGAAAAAAACATCACACTATATAAGAATCTAATTCGTGAAGAATTTGATGAATTTATTAGAGCATATCACGAAAATGATAATGAAGGACAGCTTGATGGATGCATGGATTTAATTTGGGTTATTCTTGGTTATTGTTACATGAAAGAATTTGATGTTGAGGGAGCATGGAATGAAGTTGCTCGATCAAATCTTTCGAAAATTGATTCCACTACAGGTAAAGTTGTTAAGAGAAAAGATGGTAAAGTGTTGAAGCCTGATGGATGGACTCCACCACAACTAAAAGAATTTATAAAGAAATGAGGAGAATATGGAAGAATATCTGGGTATTAAAATTGACTTAGAAAGAGATAAACTATTTGATGAACTTGGAATAAAAAGATTAAAAGAATCTTATATGCGTGAAGATGAACAAAGTCCTCAACATAGATTCGCATTTGTTTCTAAACAATTTTCCACAGATAAAGCACATGCTCAAAGACTATATGATTATGCCAGTCAGCATTGGCTTTCATACAGCACACCAATTCTTTCTTTTGGTCGTAGTAAACGTGGTCTACCCATTTCTTGTTTTTTAAATTTTATTGAAGATACAGCGGAGGGTTTAGTTGATAATCTTAGTGAAACTAATTGGCTTTCTATGCTTGGTGGCGGTGTCGGGATTGGTTTTGGTATTCGTTCGGCGGATGATAAATCAACTGGTGTTATGCCGCACCTCAAAATTTACGATGCCTCTAGTCTGGCGTATCGCCAAGGCCGCACTCGCCGTGGGTCTTACGCTGCCTATCTTGATATTTCCCATCCTGATATTATTCCCTTCCTTGAGATGAGGAAACCAACAGGCGATCCAAACTTGCGTTGTTTGAATCTTCATCATGGCGTAAATATTCCAGATTCATTCATGGAAATCATTGAACGCTGTATGATTGATAAAGACGCTGATGATGCGTGGCAATTAATTGATCCTAATTCAGGAGAAGTTCGTGAAACTGTTTCAGCTAAAATGTTATGGCAGATGTTGCTCGACTTGCGTATGCACACGGGTGAACCGTATATTCATTTTATCGACACCAGTAATCGTGAAATGCCACAATGGTTAAAAGAAAAAGGTTTGAAAATTCACCAATCAAATTTATGTTCTGAAATTATTCTTCCTACAAATGAAGAAAGAACTGCTGTGTGTTGTTTGTCATCTTTAAATTTGGAGTATTATGATGAGTGGAAAGATAATATGGTTTTTCTACGGGACGTGGCAGAAATGCTTGATAACGTGTTGGAATATTTTATTAATAATGCTCCTGACGCTATTGCTCGTGCCAAGCATTCTGCTATGCGTGAACGTTCTATTGGCATTGGTGCTTTGGGTTTCCATGCTTATTTGCAGCGAAAAGGTGTGGCCTTCGAAGGAGTGATGGCCAAAGTTTTAAACAATTCGATGTTCAAAAATATTAGAGAAGGACTTGACGATGCTAACTTGGTTCTTGGAAAAATTAGGGGTGAAGCTCCAGATGCTGTTGGCTACGGTAAACGTTTTAGTCATCTTATGGCTATTGCTCCAAATGCTTCTTCGTCTATCATTATGGGAAACACTAGCCCTAGTATTGAACCTTATCGTGCTAATGCTTATCGCCAGGATACGTTATCTGGCTCATTTTTGAACAAGAATCGTTATCTTGACAAGGTAATTATGGATTATCTTTCTCCTAATAGTTCACCATTGACACCAAAGGGTGAAGATGAATATCAGCAAATTTGGTCTAGTATTATTGCCAATGATGGTTCTGTTCAACACCTAGACTGGATGGATGAAAACACCAAAGCGGTATTTAAAACTTCTATGGAAATTGACCAACGTTGGGTTATTGAACACGCCTCAGACCGTCAACAATATATTGATCAGGCACAGTCATTAAATGTATTTTTCCGTCCCGACAGTAACATCAAATATATTCATGCTGTTCATTTTATGGCATGGAAAAAAGGATTGAAAACTCTTTATTATTGCCGTAGTGAAAAATTAGCTAAGGCTGATAAAGTTTCTAAGAAAATTGAACGTGAAGTAATTAAAGAATTGGATATGACGCAAATCGCTCAAGGCAATGATTGTATTGCCTGTGAAGGTTAAAATGTCAGAACTAATATACTTGTTGGTTGCAACACACATAACAATAATTTGCGTCACGGTGTATTTGCACCGTGGCCAAGCACATAAAGGTTTAACATTCAATCCTATATTAGAACACTTCATGCGATTTTGGTTGTGGTTAACAACCGGTATGGTCACAAAACAATGGGTTGCAATTCACCGCAAACATCACCGTTATAGTGATATGAGAGGTGATCCACATAGTCCACATGTTTTTGGAATATGGAATGTTTTATTTAAAGGAGCTATGTTGTACCATGAAGCATCAAAAGATCATCAAATGGTTAATAGTTATGGCGTTGGCACTCCTGATGATTGGATTGAGCGAAACGTATACAGTACTCAATCTAGACTTGGCATTATTATTCTCCTTATGTTCAACCTTGCCGTCTGGGATTGGGTTGGCGCCATAATATGGTTGATTCAAATGATATGGATTCCATTTTGGGCAGCTGGTGTTATAAATGGTCTAGGTCATTGGTTTGGTTACCGTAACGGAGATACCAAAGATAAAAGTTGCAATATTATCCCATTTGGTGTTATAATCGGTGGAGAAGAACTACATAACAACCACCATTTAGATCCTGCCAATTCAAAATTGAGTAGAAAATGGTTTGAATTTGATATTGGTTGGATGTATATAAAAATTTTTAGTTTTTTAAGATTGTTAAAAATAAGAGGTTCAGAATGAAACGAGTATTAAGATTTACCGCATCGTGGTGTCAACCATGCAAAGTGTTAGCAAAAAATTTAGAATCCGTTAATAATGTATACAGTATTCCAATTGAAGTTGTTGATATTGATGTACATCAAGAAGTTGCAATGGATTACGGCATTAGAAGTGTACCCACTCTTGTGATGAAAGACGGAAACACAGAAGTTAAAAGATTTAGTGGTGTTCGTTCCCTTAAAGAGTTGGAGGAATGGATCAATGGTTAAGAAGAACGATTCACGATTAACTGATGATAGAAATTCGTTTAAACCTTTCAACTATCCATGGGCATATGACGCCTGGTTGAAACACGAACAATCACATTGGCTTCACACAGAAGTTCCTATGTTAGAAGATGAAAAAGATTGGAAAAGAAAACTATCAAATGAAGAAAAACAATTTCTCACGCATATCTTCCGCTTTTTTACGCAAGGTGATATTGACGTTGCTGGGGGCTATGTCCGTAATTATCTTCCTTATTTTCCACAACCCGAAATAAGAATGATGTTGATGGGTTTTGCTGCACGTGAAGCTTTACACATTGCTGCATATTCACATTTGATTGAGACTCTTGGACTACCAGAAACAACATACAATGAATTTTTGGCATATCAGGAAATGAAAGATAAACACGATTATGTGCTTGATATTGCTGGCAGAAATGGAACAAAAGAGAATACTGCACGACATATTGCTGTGTTTAGTGCATTTACTGAAGGTATGCAGTTGTTCTCATCTTTTATCATGTTATTAAATTTTCCACGACAGGGTAAGATGAAAGGTATGGGTCAAATTGTTACCTGGTCAATCGTTGATGAAACGATGCACGCCGAAAACATGATGAAGTTATTTAAAACATATATCAACGAAAATCCTGAAATTTGGACCGATGAATTAAAATCATCTATATACACTATCGCCGAAAAAATGGTTGCACTAGAAGATAAGTTTATCGATCTAGCTTTTGGCGTAACAGATATGGAAGGTTTAACAAGCGAGGAAGTTAAAAAATATATTCGTTACATTGCTGATCGTAGATTGATTGGCCTTGGTATGAAAGGCATCTTTAAAGTTAAACGAAATCCACTTCCATGGGTTGAAGAAATGATTAATGCACCAACACACACCAACTTCTTTGAGAATCGTGCAACCGATTATGCAAAAGGTGCCGTGACAGGAAATTGGGGAGATATTTGGGCCAATTAAGGAGAAAAAAATGAAAACAATAACAGCAGAATGTTCAAGCTGCGAATCTTCATATGATGTAATTTATCAAGAACAATTAGTTTCAGAGGAATATCCAGAACTTTGTCCGTTTTGTGGTGAACCCATAGACGAGTTAACCGAATCCGAATATATAGAGGATGAGGATGACATGGACAATGAAGAATGGAACAATTGAATTGGAAATATAAAGAACAACAATTTACCGAAGATATGATTGGTGACAATTACGGATTCGTATATTGTATTACCAATCTAGCCAATGGCAAAAAATACATAGGTAAGAAATTTTTCTACAGCACCAAAACAAAGCAGGTAAAAGGAAAGAAGAAACGATTAAAGGTTTCCTCGGACTGGGAATCCTACTATGGTAGTAATGAGGAATTGAAAAAACATGTTATAATACATGGACGTGATTTGTTCAAGCGAGAGATACTGCATTTATGTAAATCAAAAGGTGAGTGTGGTTATCTTGAAGCAAAAGAACAATTTATTAATGGTGTTTTGGAGAGTGACGATTATTACAATACCTGGATTATGGTAAGAGTAAGAAAATCACACATTAAAGGATTACAATGTTAAATATTTTCGAAAAAATTAAAGATTATGATGCAATCTTTTTTGTGCCAGCAGACGATGAATCTCAAGTAAAGATTGAAGTAGCAAAATATAAAGAAATTGGTGAAAAGGTTGGTGGTTCTGAATTAGGTGATTTATATGAAATTATTCTTTTCAGAATGGATGAAGAAAGTAATATTACTGATTTGGATAAATTCGAAGGAATTTTAATTGAACCGAGAGAATATGTTACTAGAATGATTAAAGATGATTGGTATGGTATGGTTACCAAAAAAACAACAACATCCGACAAACTTACCACGGATGTGTTTGCCAAATGGGCAGCTTTGTGATACAATAAGAAAAACTGAAAAAGGTATATTATGATTCTCGTTGATTTGAACCAGGTTCTCCTTGCTGGTCTGATGGCACAAATTGCTAATCAGAAACCAAAGTTACAGTTGGAAGAAGGCCTGATTCGACATATGGTTTTGAACATCATCAGGACCCACCTAAAAAACTTCCGTGAACAATACGGCGAAGTTGTGTTGTGTTGTGACAACCGTAAATACTGGCGCAAGGAATTCTTTCCTTTATACAAGGCGCACCGTAAAAAAGCACGTGAAAAATCTGATTTGGATTGGCATTTGATTTTTGATATGCTTGCCAAATTCAAACAAGAGCTCAGGGACAATTTCCCATACAAAGTAATTG